CATCATTAAATTCAAAGAGTTGAAATTTAGAAGCAGTTGATATCGCCTTTTCTAATGTAATAAATAATCTTCTTACATTGATTCTATCAAAAGCACTTGGTGATGATAATGCTGTTTTATCTCCAAATAGACAAGTTCCTTGTCCTGGGAAAGTTACAACAGGATTTATTCTTTTCATATACAATTCATCTCGTTGTGATTTGTTTGGATTAAATGCAAGTTTAACAGCACCTCGAACAACACCTCTGTTAAAACCAGCAGGTGAGAACCAAGTGTCTGCTACTAAATCAGTTCTAGCAGCTAAACCAGCAGTATCTCCATTCAATGGCACAAAACGAAATTGGTCATTGTATTTATCGTACATATATTTGTATCCACTATCAAAAACACAATAACTAGATGAACTTCTTGAATCAAAAAATTCTAGAACATTATCTTTTTGTGTTTCTGAATTTGATATATTAACTACATCGCTTCTTTCAGGTGAAACAAAAGCAACAGCGTCTTTTCTTATTTCAGAAATTGTAATAAGATTATCTACATGTGCTCCGTTACCAGAACCACCTATAATTAATCCAACATCTACTGTTTCTGTGTCTTGGAAAAACTCATAAGCAGTTTTCTTTTGACCAGTTGTTACAGTTGAACCATCAGCACCACCAGATAGTGATTCTAATGTAGGTGTATCTACAGCAGTAAATGTTGTACCAGAAGCATTTGAACCCCAATTAGTTCCTGATGTGTTGTGGTCCATCCAGTAAATATGTATAGACTTATTATAAAGTACATCTGGATAATAATTGCTATCTCCTTGAGGAGTTTTAGCGTCAGCGGCTTTAGATAATGCCTCAAAGGTTTCTAAGACTTGACCAGGTACTCCAGTAACATCTCCATCTTCATCTATTACGACAACATGGATTTCATCGCCAGAACCTGAACGGTCAGAAACAAAAGGTGAAGTACCAGGACCTGAACCAACAGAATCATAGTATTTCCATCTTCTTCTTACATTTCCACCATTTGTTAAAGTTGTTAATAAACCACCACTTCCTGCGTCCTTTTGTACGATAGTAATTGTGTTTGTAGAAATGTTGGTTATTCTATATTGATGTCCATCATCATAATCGTTAGTGGCAGCTGTTGTTGAAAAAGAAATTATATCTCCTACATTTAAAGCAGTACCATCAGCTACTACTACAGTTGTATCACCGACAGCAGTTGAGCCGTCATTGACTGTAGTTGCACCTTCTTCTTCATAAGCAGTTGCACTTGGACATGTGGACACCTGTAGACTATTCCCATGAGCACCAGCAGTTCTAGCCGCAAAAGTTCCGACAACGCCAGAACCATCAGCATAGTTATCCTGATAATGGGTAGTATTTTTAATCTGTAAACCACAACCAGTTGAAGTTGCGTTTACAAGATTTGTCTGGGTAGCTCGTACTACTCTTAGTGAGTTAGAGTATTGTAAAAAATTAGCAGCTGAGAAAAAATCTTCAAAGTTATTTGAATCTGGTTCCCCAAATGTATCTACTAATTCATTTTCACTAGAAATACTTGTTATCTCCTCTAAAGGACCTTTGCGAAACTCTCCAGCAAAAGCGCCTATGGATGTTGAGACAGCAGGAATAATCCTAGTTAAATCTCTCTCTTGTACGAGAACACCAGGTGATACTTGAAATGCCATAAGGTTATTCTCCGTTAATTTAAATTTAAATTAAAATTAGTGACCATATTTGTATTATTCATACTCCATAAATAAAAAATTTCACTACACCTATTTATAATACTGATAAAGTCTAGGTCTATTCTCCCTTACGGACAACAGGATGCCAGACATCCCCATACATGTCTACTTCTGTTTCTTCACCAGGTCTTTCGATACCATCATCTACAAAACCAAAAGGTGCCATGTCTTGTTCTATGAGATTTTGTTGTTCATGATATAGTTGATTTCTGATATTTGAATCAGTTAATTCTTTAAAATATTCTTGATTAGACAACCAACCAAAAGATACTAAACACATCATCAGGTCATCATTACAACCTTCTTCTGCCTGCCATGATGTTCCTCTTTTTGAAAATGTGGACATTTCTTCTATAATGTTAAAATCATTAATTAAAATTTTATCTGATTCTATCAATGTCTTAATATTTGAACAACCTAATTTTTTAATTGATTTTGTCATTCTAACACCAAGTGATGAACCTCTACCAGAAAACCCAGCGCCTAATATTTGACCAGCACGACCTCTTTGAGTTGTCATTAGTAAATTTTCATATTCACATTCATATTGTAATGTGTCTGATATCTGTTGCCCCAAATCATTTACTTCTACTAATACATGTGCTTTATTATATCCATTACATACTTGTTGAATTACATTAGGAAAGACAAAAGGTTTTACTTCATTATTTTTATATTTTGCAACAATGCGATACGGCACTTGTGAACAATCAAATATAATAAATGCTGAATAATCTTTTGTTACACCTCTTGCAACATCAACAGTACACACATATGTTTTGCCTTTTACAGGTTTCTCATACATGTCTAAACCACCTTTTGATTCAATAGGTTCAATGTGTGGCATTGCCTTTATCTTAGATGGTGAAATTAAAGTATCAACAGAACCTAAAAAATCACATTCAAATTCTTGTTGAAATTGCTCAGCAGATGTATTTCGTATTGTTTGTTCTTTCCATTTTTCATCACGACCTGGCACTTCTGACCAATGCACTTCTATAGGCACATACTCATTCTTTTTATTTTGAGAATCAACCCACAGTTTGTAAAACATATTCATACCATGAGGTGTTGATACAATTATCATCTTAGTTTTTTGACCAGATGATATAGTAGGATATACAGATGAGAAAAACTGTTCGGCAATATTTGCCGGCACAAAAGCAAACTCATCTAAAAATATTATGTTATATGAACCACCACGAATAGCACTTGATGATGTAGAGGCGGCCACAATACTTGATTTGTTTTCTAATTCTATCGACCCTTTATTCCAGTTAATTACACCTTGTTGTAACCATCTAGGTAAATTTTCATATGCAAGTTGTAGTCTACCGAGAATATCTCTTGCTGTAGAGCTTTTGTTTGCTAGTATAGCGATGTTACAATTAGGGTTAAAAAGGGCGTAATGCAATAGATAAGAGACAATGGTTGTAGATTTGCCTGATTGTCTAGGCAATTTACATATAGTAAATCTTTCTTTATGCATGGTAGAGACCATTTCTTCTTGAAATCCATACATATTAAATGGCACAAGTCCTTCATCAAGTGATACGATTTGCACATACTTAGAGATAAAATATAGAGGGTCTTCTTCGCATTTACGAAATTCTAATACCTGTTCTTTTGTATATTCAACAGGAGTATTTATTTTTTTAAGATTAGGGTTACCTAAGTAAGCGTCAGACATATATACCCTCAATGTGTGTATAACCTAATTTTATAGCAGTAGTTACTCTTTGACTACCCTTTCTTACTTTTAATAAACCTGTTTTATATTTTTGACCTAATGCACCATATGTGCCTTTATTTGTACATCTATGCACTTCAATAGGGTGTATCATATCAGCACCATTCATTATATCATCTAAAACAAATCCATGTTTAGTAATTGCTAAATCACTAATTAGAAATATCTCTGTGTTTAGATTTGATGATTTTGCTTTTAGTATTTTGTATTTCATCTTTTTTTAACATCTTTTGTAGTTCTGCCGTTGAACCTACAAATAGAGCATTTTGTATTTTAGTATCAGCAGTTTTAGGTAGTTCTTTTAAGTCTTTTAGTTTTTTATTTAAATCTTGCAATTTGTCTACAACCTCTGCTGTTTGTTTTATACCATTTAATGCTACTTCATATGCTCTGGGATGTTCTCCTTCTTTTGCGACTTGTAATATTCCGTCTACTGCTTCTTGACCTTTTTGTATTAAGTCATACAATGCTTCTCTAGAGTAATCATGGTCGTTATCTACATCTGTTTCTTTGTCTTCTTTTCTTACGACAACAGGTGGCTTAGATTCTGGTTTAGAATCTTCTGTTTCTACTCCTAGGTATTTGTTTATAA